GGGACTGATTTTAATATTCACAAGTATCTTGGTCCAAAGACCACATTGGCAGATGATGCAACAGTTGAACAGCCTGTATATGATGTTGTAAAAGAAACAAACATACAAGATTTATTATTTCTTGAAAACAGAGACAGAAAGTATGATGCTGATATATACACAATCAGAGGTCATTACAACTTACAAGATCAAGACTTTGATTTGAGTCAGTTTGGATTGTTTTTACAAAACGATACATTGTTTATGACTATACATATTAATAGTAGTGTAAAAACACTAGGTAGAAAAATAATGCCAGGTGATGTAATAGAACTGCCGCATATGAAAGATGAATATGCTGCAAATGATTACAACATTGCACTAAAACGATTTTATGTAATAGACGAAGTTACTAGAGCAGCAGAAGGATTTAGTCAAACTTGGTATCCGCACTTGTATAGATTACGTGCAAAACAAATACTAGATTCGCAAGAATACAAAGACATACTAGATCTTCCAGCAGAAGAAGGTAGTGCAAATACGCTTAGAGATGTACTTAGTACTTACGAAAAAGAAATGCAAATAAATGAAGCTGTTATAGCGCAAGCAGAAGTTGATGTTCCTCTTAGTGGATATTCTACTATACAGTTCTACACACTACAACTGTCCGATTCAGGCGAAATTGAAATTGTAAGTACTGACTATGACAGTTTATTAGCTGATGATCAGATAACAGCTGACACTGTTTTTGTTACACCTGATGGAAATGGATATCAAGGATATTTAGTTGGCGATGGTATTCCTCCAAATGGAGCACCATACGGACAAGGTATTGGGTTTCCGGGTTCACCTGAAAATGGAGACTATTTTTTAAGAATTGATTTATCTCCTAATAGATTGTTTAGATATGACGGAAATAGCTGGCGCAAAATAGAAGATGCAGTAAGAACCACACTCACACAAACAAGTGGTCGCGATACTCTAAAAGGCACATTTATAAACAATCTAACTGTAAATACTATCAGCGGAGAAGAAGTTGTCGAACGACAGGCTCTTAGTAAAGCTCTTAGAGCAAAGGCAGGTGACTAATGCAATACTTTTATGATGGACAAATACGTAGATATATTACACAGATTGTAAGAGCATTTAGTAACTTTAGCTATCGTGACGGCGATGGTGATATCAAAGTAGTTCCGGTATTGTACGGAGATATTACAAGACAAGTTGGTAGTATTATTAGAGAAAACAGTGATAACAAACTACCAAGTGCTCCTCGAATGGGTGTGTATATTACTAGTTTACAAATGGACAGATCGCGATTGAGTGATAGTAGTTATGTTAGTAAAATCAATCTTAGAGAAAAACAGTTTGATGAAAGCACTAGTAGTTATATAGCACAACAAGCCAAGGGATATACAGTCGAACGATTGCATCCAACTCCTTACACACTGAGTGTTAATGTTGACGTATGGTCAACTAGTACTGATCAAAAACTACAAATACTTGAACAAATTTTTATGTTATTTAATCCAGACTTAGAGTTTCAAACATCTGACAACTATGTAGATTGGACTAGTTTAAGTGCATTGTATTTAGAAGATATTAACTTTAGTAGTAGAACTATTCCTGTAGGAACGCAAGATGACATTGATGTTGCTACACTAGGATTTACAGCACCAATATACATTTCGCCACCTAGTAAAGTTAAAAAACTAGGCATTATAACAGATATTATCACAGGTGTTTACAGTCAAGATGCTGGCACTATTAGTTTAGAAGGGTTTAATCCTCCTACTACATCGGATCAGGGTGTTGCAAGTGGTGTTACTGTATTACCAGATGGTACTGTTGTTAATGCAGGAAATGTTGGTATTACATCTACCTCAAGTGTAAGTAATACAGGATTAGATTTAAGCAATCCAATAGTTGTAAGTTATAGAGATTTTGATCTTATAATTAATGACGACGAAGCCAAACTAGCTAAAAATAAAAAACTTCGAGTAGGCGATATTAGTTGGTTAAATATTATAGAAGCAGAGCTGCCGTCAAAATATCAACCTAACATAAGTCAAATAAGATTGCGCAGAGCAGAACTTAGTGGTGAAATAATTGGAACGTTTAATATCCCAAGCAATGATACTCATACAATGATTATCGATTGGGACGAGGACACATTGCCGGCTAACACTATCATAACAGGACCATCTAAGACGGATGGAACTATTGATTATATTATTAATCCTATAACTTATAATCCTCAGACAGTAAAAACACCTGGTGTTAGATTATTATTATTAGGACCAATAGGTTATAAAGTTGAACGTAGTTTTAAAGCTACTACCAGTAGTAATAGAATAGATACCGATATAGACTTTACTATTACTACTAGCGAGTTGGCCGATAGAGCAGGAGATGAACGTGTTACAAGTTTTGAAGTATTTGTAAACGGAACACCAGTAGCAGCAACAAAGTCAAACATTGATGATAAGTTTGTTATAAATCTAACTACAGCATACAGTATCGACGACAATATCTCGTATGTACTCAATCTAAACGAAAAAGGTCCTGATGCTTGGAAAAATGCAGATAATACAGACTTTTCAGCTGATGCAAATGATATAGTCGAATGGGATGGATCTAAATGGGTTACTATTTGGAACTCTAGCAATGACAATGAAACTACATACGTTACTAATGTAACTACTGGGCAGCAGTTTTATTGGAACGGATATTATTGGCAAAGTGCAGTTGATGGTTATTATCCACGAGGAACTTGGACTATTACACTTTAAAATAAGTAGTTGTATGAACAAGATAATTTGCAGTGGTGCTTTATTTTATAGCCTTAAAACAAAACGATTTCTTTTTTTACATCGCACCAAAGGAAAAACAAAAAACCTTTGGGGATTAGTTGGTGGAACAAACGAAGGCATTGAAACACCTTGGGAAGGATTGCAAAGAGAAATAACTGAAGAAATAGGCAATCTTCCAAATATTAAAAAAACAATACCTTTAGAAACATTTATAAGCAGCGATAATCATTTTAGTTTTCACACATATCTTTGTGTAGTTGATAATGAATTTATTCCAGAATTAAATAATGAGCATGATGGCTACGCTTGGGTAACATTTGGAAAATGGCCAAAACCTTTACATCACGGGTTGAGTAATACACTACGAAGTAAAACCAATCAAAAGAAACTAGATACAGTTATACGGTTGGTAGATATAATATCTCAAACTGATTCTTAAGCCATTCAAAATCATTGATTTTTACTAGTTCGTTTGGACTGTCAGCATTTGCTTCGCCAAATGCTTTACCTGCTATTGCTCCGGCTATTGCTGCTTTTCCAAAAGGTTTATCTTCACCACGTGTACACCATGCATCTAATCTAAAATCAGTTTCGTCATCCTTTTGTCGAGCAATAGTACGACTAGCAAGTTTACAACATTCTCTAAATCCGCTACGCCATGCACTAAATGCATCTGTGTTAAATGCTGTTGTATTACTCATTTTATCTACACCTTTAAACTTATCACTAATACTAGTAGTCATATCAGTTGTAGTTTCGTCAAGGTTTCTTGTTAATCGAGTGGGCAGAAGTTTAACGCCGCCATATCCATACACTAGGCCGTTCACTGGGTTGTGACTTCTCCATACATGCACAGTATCCTTGCCGTCAATATCATATGCAGGCACATAATAATCAAATTCAAAATCATCTATGATTTCAGCATCGCCGTCTACAACCCAAAACATTTCTGTTTCGACTAACTCAGCAGCACGTTTATGAGCTGCATGTATTCCTTTGATATCCATTACTCGTTTCGCTCTTGGATACTTTTCTTTTAGTTCATAGTAGTTGTCGTCAGCATTTGGTTCGCCATTACTAATAAACACAATATCATACGGCTTTGGCATACTACCAACTTCGTCATATTCTTTTTTGGCAACAAAGAATCTATAATCAATCTCTCGCTGACTAATGTTTAGCTGTTTACTAACCAGTGCAATGCCGTCATAAAAGTCTCCATTTTTCCAAACGTGATTTATTTTTCTTTCGTATTGATTGTGATGACTGATATAAAAACTCCAGTCAAAATCATCATTAGGTAAAAACGAATCATTTACAATCCAAAACATATCTGTATTACAATTTTCTTTTGCTTCTAAATAATCTTGATAATCATTTACAGTATAAGTTGGATATTGTTTTGGAGTACTTGCTACAACTTCGTATTCTTTCTTCTTTATAAGAAAGCGATGTTCTATTTCTTTTTCACTTACTAATACGTTTTTACTATATAATACAATACCATCATAGTTGTCGCCATTTAAAAATACGTGATTGATATTTCTATCAAATGTATTTTGATGACTAAAGTATAAACTAAAATCAAAATCTTTGTTTACATCAACATCGTCTGGCACACCCCAAAACATTTCAGTTTCGGAGTTGTATAATGCAGTTGCATAATCATCATAGTTGTTTATTGTAAACTTTTTATATTTTTTTGGATTACTTGCTATAACATTGTGTTCTTTTTTATTAACATAGAATCTATGGTCAAACTCTTTTTCAGATATAAGATCTATGGTATTTAATAATGCAATGCCATCGTAATCGACACCATTTAAAAATACGTGATTGGTTGAACGATCAAATGTATCTTGATTGTGGAAATAACTATCCCATTCAAAATCACTCAACGGCTCTACATCATTTGGTATTAACCACATCATATCACTGCCGCAACTATGAAATGCACTCTTGTATTGCTCATAGTTTTCAACTATAAACTTTTCATAATCTTTTGGACCACTTGCTATAATGTCGTGGTCAATCTTATGTGTTAGTTCTTTGTGTTCTATTTCTTCTTTGCTTACTAATGCCTGCTTACTAAACAAAAATACACCATCGTACTTGTTTCCGTTTAGCCAAGCATGATTAGATTTTTTTTCACTACTATGATGACTAATATAATAATCAAACTCAAACTTTTCGTCAATAACAATGTTGTCTGAATATCCCCAGAACATATCAGTTGTCGAAACTTCAACTGCGTACTTGTAATCTTCATAGTTGTTAATAACAAACTTATCATAGCATCGTGGATTACTTGCTAAAATTCTTACTTCTTTTTTATTAATAAAAAATCTATGTTTTATTTCTTTGTCTGTTAGCTCGCAGGATTTTGGACAAAGTACAATGCCATCTAGTGTGTCTATATCGCCATTGCCAAACACATGTGGAATATTAAAACTCCACTCGTCTGGCTTGTAGCTAAACTTAAATGTATCTCTTACTTCAGTATCATCGTACACTATCCAAAACATATCAGTAAAACTATTTTGTTTAGCTGTGTTTATGGAGTCAACTACCTGTACATCAAACCCTCTAGTTTCAAGATTCTTTAAAACTTTTGTATCTTCGCCAATGTAAAAAATATCAAACTTGTCTTTTCCTTTGTAAGGATCATAGTGTCCGCAAATATAAGCATGTTGATTTACAGTATATTCACCTTTTTTAGTCGGAACTAATCTAACTCTATTCCAGTCTTTGACTTTTCGGCTATTTTCAAATACATAAGGAAACGCATGTATACGAACTTCATCCTCAGCTTTTGGTTTAAAGAACCAAGGAAATGAACTATATGTTTCAATACTTTCGTCAACAACCCACACATAATCAGAATTGCAATCTGACTTCCAAACTTGTTCTAAATCTTCATAGTTGCTGGTTTTTACAACTGGATATTTTTCAAAAATATGATTCTTTAAAAAATCCTGTCCATTATGTACTGGTGTTCCAAATCTTTCAAATCTATCAATAGCTCTCATAGTATATTTGCCTTTGTTCCAAAATGTGCAAGTTTGATACTTGCATCTATCCATACTTCATAACCGTGATGCATTGCTTGATTACAAAAGTATATATCCTCTCCGCTAAAAGTATCTAGTCGTTTGTTGTATTCGTGATCAAACCATGGCTTGGGTAGATCATTGTACACACTTGTTTTTGTAAGCATACATCCCATACCAACTGCCCATACTTTGTGCAATCCAAAACTAGCATCTAATCTATTGTCAGTATTTTCACAATCAGTAAATGCTACTGTACGATACGGTGAATACCTAGTACTGTATTGACCTGCTACAATGTCTTTGTTGTGTGACAACAGAGTTTCAAAAACAGATGGCGGAAAATGCATATCGCTATCAAGCCATAAAATATGTGTAGCATTATTTTCTAATGCTTCTTTTACTAGTGCAGTTCGACTTTCAACAATCACACTACCACAAACAATATGCAGATCAAAATCAACATTTTGTTTTGTTAATCTATTTGTTAAATGACAAAGACTGCGAGCAAACCCTGTATGTACTTGATCACGTGCAGGAACACAAATACTTAGTTTCATATTACAACATAGTTGATGGCATAGTTTCTTCGTTTAAATCTTTTTCGGCTGATACAGTGTATTCGTTCCATGTTCTTGCAGCACTTGTTGCAATCTTAACAGCTTCTTTAAAATCTTCTTTTGACAAACTGGCCATAGCCAGCATACTTTCAGGCTGTACTTTACCTAGTGTAAGTAAATCTGCACCTGCGGCTCTTCCTAACTTTTGAATCCAATGCAATCTATCATCATCATTTGGAATAACCATATCATCGATTGCAGCAAAAACTTTTTCGTGCAAATCTCCGTCAAGGTTAAGTGCTGTTGCTGCTTCTTTTTTACGTTCTTTGGTATATTCTTGTGCTAAGTCTACATTTAATACTTCGTATAATGTTTTCATTTTTTTTCCTTTTAACCTGGTATTGGGAAATAGTAGCCACCAAAACTAGAACTCATGCTAATAGTACTGCCTTGACTAATACCAATATAAACACCTAGTGTACCAATAGCAATAGTACTGCTGCCCGCACTAAAGTAGTTGCGGATTTGAGACATTGTTATTGTCGAGCCTGTTGCTGGTAATGCCATATTACTTCCTATTTCTCTCTATTAATATAACACATTATTTAAGCAGTGTCAAGTAAAGATAGCCACAAACGTGGCTATCCTTTATATTATTTATCTAGTAGTTTTTGTACCATTACTTTAAGCTCTGCAATCTCTACAGCTTGTGCTTCAATTTTAGCATCTTGTTCTTTGATTGCTTCGATTAACAGTGGAGCAAGTTTTTCATACTGTACTGTTTTATACCACTCACCTGTTTTACTAATTTCTTTACCGTCGACAATTTCTATATCAAACGGAGCATGTTTAACAACTTCGGGTAGTACACGTTCAACACTTTGCGCACTAACACCAACATGAATGTTATCATCTTCAAAACCGTTTTCTTTAGCAACTTTGTTGTTTTTGTATAGGAATGTTTCGATACTTAGTACTTTATCAAGAGCGTTTTCAATCTTACCAACTTTTTCTTTTAGACGTTCGTCTGAATAGTAAGCAGTAATTTCACCAGTACCGTAAATGTTACTAGCTCTAAAACTTTCATATCCAGTTCCTGGATTGTTAATGATGTTAATCCAACCATTACTTGTCATAGAAATCTGAGAAGCAACTCTGCCGCCCCAGTGGAAACTTAAACGAGGTGAAACAGCAGTAGTATCTGCTTGAGCGCTTGCAAAATTAAGTTCTCGTAGTTCAAGAGCAGCATAAGTGTATGATGCATTGTTAGTACTACTTGCTAATTGCCAGTCGCCTGCTGCGTCCTTTCTTATAAAACTAGTGCTATCAATGCCGTCTAGTGTATTAGCATTGTCAGCAGTGATACCAGTTAGACCCGAACCGTTACCTGTAAAGTTTGCGGCTGTAACGTTACCAGTGATATTAATACTACCTGCGCCACTTAATGTGCCACTGAACGAGTCATTTGCATCACTGCGTAAGAAACTTCCGCTACTCAAACCATCTAGATTGTCAGCACTTAGTCCACTACCTGCACCATCATTACCGCTGTGCCATACAGTGTAGTTGGTACTGCCGTTTTGGAATATCAATCCGCCTGTACCGCCATCTATTTCAAGTGCAGTATTTGCACCTTCGTTTTTGATGTACAAACTATCATCACCGTCTCTATACTGCATGTACGCACGTCTAGTAGTTGATTGATACCAACTAATATAAGGATTACCAGTAGCACTTGTATCCTGCATACGAATCATTTCATCGCCTGCATGACTCATTGTTAACAAGCCAGTCATTGTATCAGCTGTATTACTGCGTAAGAAGTTTGCACTATCGATACCGTCTAGCGTATCAGCATCAACATTTGTTAATCCACTACCATTACCAGTAAATGTACTTGTACCAATGTTGATGTTGCCAAATGTTGTTGTTATTTCGCCTGCACCAAGTGCGCCAGTTCCAGTTAAGTTACTATAAGTACCGTCGATCCGTGCATTTGGAACAGTTCCTGTAGCTAAGTTACTTGCACTCAAGTTTTGAATTCCGCCGCCGCTTGTTGTATTAAGTGATCCAGCATATACATCTCCTGCAACACCTAGGCCTCCGGTTACACGTACTGCACCAGTTGTGGTAGTTGTTGCTGCACTAGTATTAGTAAATGTTTTCACACCTGCCATACTTTGATTGCCGCCCAGTCTACTTCCGCTTACAGTACCACTACTCAAGTTACTTGCATTTAGTGTTGTTAAGCCACTGCCATTACCAGTAAATGTACTTGTACCAATGTTGATGTTGCCAAATCCGCTAGTAACACTACCACTGTTAAGTGCACCTGTTCCTGTGATTTGTGCTTGGTGTTGTGTAATGCTCGAAGCAGCAATACGTGCATCTGCTACAGTACCACTACTCAAGTTACTTGCATTTAGTGTTGTTAAACCGCTACCATTACCTGAGAATATGCCGCCGATATTAATATTTCCAAACCCACTAGTAATACTACCAGCATTTAGAGCACCTGTTCCAGTAATACTCAACTGGTGCTGTGTTACGCCAGATACTGCAATACGTGCATCCGGTATAGTACCACTAGTTAGGAAAGCAGCACTCATATCACCAATAAAGTTATCTGCACGTATATCTTTGTTTACATACAACCCACCACTTATTTTGACTGCTGCACTGCCACCTGCAAATGTTGCACCGGTTGCATTTGTACCATCAGTAAATGTTACTAGATTGTTTGAAGCTAGTGTAGTAAATGCACCACTACTTGGAGTTATGTTACCAATCGGAGTATTGTTAATAGCACTAACAAACAAATCACCATCAATATACATATCAGTATTTGTACGTAAATCCATACGTACAACCATTTCGCCTAAAGCACCTGCTAAATCTGCTGCTGCTTTAGTTTCACCAACTACAATCTCAGTTGCTGCTTGAGCAAATGCTAGTGTTGTAGCATTGTCTTTAAGCAAGTTAAATGTACCTGTTTCATCTGTATCAAGTGTTGTACCATTTACAAACAAGTTGCCTGACAAGTTAACATTTGTATTTCTAATGTTAAAGTTGCCCGTTGTAGCACCTGCTGTAACTGTTGTTGCTGCGCCACCTACATTAAGTGTAGTTGCAGTTGCGTTGATTAGGTTAAAAGTTGCTGCGTTTGTAGTTATATCTCCGCCGTCAACATTAACATCTAGGTCTACATCCAAGTTGTTGTGTATAGTTGTAGTACCTGTTGCTGCGCCTATCTCAACACTAGTAGCGTCACCGCCCATGTTTATTGATGTTGCAGTTGTGTCAAACAGTGCCATTGTAGCACTTGCAGCATTAATACCAGTAGTAAAACTTGGCGATGTAGCAAATGTTGCTGCGCCAGATCCTGTTTCGTCACTTAGTACACCACGCAGTTGCGCACTTGTAGTTGCTGCAAACTGACTTAATGGATTTCCTGTAATAGCAAGTGTACCGCTTGTTGGCAATGTTACACTGGTGTTTCCAGTTGTTGTTAATCCTAATGTATGAGCACCAGTATGTGTAAAGTTGCCGCCAATAGTAATAGTACTGCCGCCGTTGTTTACACCAGTGCCGCCGTAAGTACTGTTGATAACACTACCTTGCCATACACCTGTTCCTATAGTTCCTAATGTTTGTAAACTACTGTTGACAACTGCGCTGCCGAGTGTTGTACTGTTAAGAACACTTGCATCGTTGATGTAATATGCTTTACCACTTGCTAGGTTAAAGTCTTCACTTGAATCCCAACTTGTATTTGCATTATCCCAAGTTAGTGTTGCGTTAGCACCATCAACTGTAATACCAGCACCGTTTGCTGCTGCACCACTTGCTGCACCACTTGCTACAACAATGTTAAGATCGTCTACAGTTAGTGTTGTACTGTTAATAGTTGTAGTATCGCCATTAACTGTTAGATCACCTGTAACAACAAGATCGTGTCCAATAGTAGTTGTTCCGCCACCGTCACCACCTGTACCAATATTAACTGTTGTTGCTGCTGCGCCTACATTCAATGTTGTTGGTGTTGCAAATGCATTAAATGTTGTTTCAGTAGAATCTAAGTCTCCACCATTAATATCAACATCGTGTGCAAAGGTGGTTTTACCTGTAGCTGCACCTACATTGATTGCTGTTGCATCGCCGCCCATGTTAATAGTTGTAGCAGTATCATTTAGTAGAGCAACAGTTGTTTCACTTGTGCTTAATGTAGCATCAACTTCAACTTCACCAGTGAATGTTGCTTTACCACTTGTATCAATAGTTAAACGAGTTTGAACTGTGTGTTCAATGTCACTTGATGTCGAAACTTCACCAGTTTTAATGATTACATCGCCGCCGGTTGCATTACCTGTTCCGGAACCGCCTTCAATAGTAATGGCTCCGCCTGCAACATTGTTTCCAATACCGCTTGTACCTTTGATTGTAGAACTAGTTGGTGTTTCACTTGCTTCGGCATTGCCAAATACAACAGTACTATTTCTAATAATCATGTTATTACCAATGTTTATTGTACCTTGTACAACGTCCAATGGATCAGATGTAACATTTAAATCTGTTCTAATAGTAAACGAAGTTGCGTTTTCAGTTGCACCAATAACTGGCCAACTACCATCTAAGTTTGTTACTGCACTACTTGCAATATTAATAGTATCGCCAGCTAGTACACCTAATGTTTTAGGAGTATAAGTAAATGATAGTGTAGTTGAGTTTGTAATAGTACCTGTTGTTTCTGTACTTAAATATATGTACTCATCAGTAACACCACTAACTGTTGTGTTTGATGGAATACTGCCACTACCAGTAACCAACATACCTGCTAAGATAGTTGATGTATCACTCATCGGAACTTCTTTTTCGCCGTTGGCTGTAACTCCATTTGTATTTACAGTAACACTTCCAAGGTTAACTACTACATCCTGTGAAATAGTTGCTTCATAACCGTCAACAAATGTTAACAAGTTACGTGTTGAAGTTGCATTACCTATTTTAATATTAGTAGCAGCGCCGCCTATTTCTAAGCTAGTAACGTTTGCATTATAAACACTACCACTACCAATACTCGATGAGTTAAGCGAAGCGTTACCAACGTCAAGTCCTTCTGATAGATCAAGTGCTGTACCCCATTCCGGTGTTACACCATTTGATTTTAAGAAACTGTTGTTTCTACCAATGTTGAGCGTGTTTAAACTACCTGTGGTTTGTGCATATATCATGTCGCCGATTGCGTATGTGCTAATGTTTGTACCACCTCTTGCAACTGGAACAAGACTTGTTAAGTTAGCAGGATTTAGGAAATATGCACTATCAAGTCCATCTAGCGTACCTGCATCAACTACACCGTCTTTGATAAACACCTGTCCGCTGCCATCACTAGGAACGTTAAACTGCGTTTGTAAAAATCTACTAACACCTAATGTAGAAAAGGTACCCAGAGGATCAAGGTCTACGTTAGCAATACCAATCTGTACCGGATCGCCGTAGAACTCGCCGCCAACGCTACTACCTGTTAGTGTAATAGGGTTATCTGTTGTGTTTTGTTTTTTAAGTGTTTGTACAACATTTTTATAAGAACTATCACCAAACAATGCTGTTTCACTGTTTGGCACACCACTTGCGCCAAGTCTACTTGGACTAATAGTACCTGAAATAATATTTTCAGCATCAATGTTTGTAACAGCAAGTGTGTTCCAGTTAGCAACTAATCTACTAGAAGTATTAATAACTGCATTAACTTGTACGTTGTTTTTAATAACGTTTGCACTACCTACACCAATACCGTCGATAAGTTTTGGGTTAGTTACTAGATCGTTGATACTACTCAATGCGTCACTACGTAATGCATGAAGTGTAAAGCTGTTGAGTGTTACAGATCCTATAAAGAATCTACTTCCTGATGTTACTGCTTCTGCATTAACACTAAACAGTGCATTCGACGAACTACCATCTGATAGTGATTCAAATCTAACAGCATTACCAGTTGAAAACCCGTGTGCTTGTACTACAATACTATTATCAATTATATTAACTGTTCTTCTTGTGAGTGTGTGGGCATTGTTAGCAGGAGTGCTTGTAAACTCAATTTGATTTATTAATGCAAATCCTGAATATAATTCAAATGTATCTGCGTCAATCTTTTTAGCATAATAAACCAATCCGTTTACTAGGCCTCCAATTGCAACATTACCATTGGTATTGTAGGTTACAGGGTCGCCGTTTTCAAATCCATGATTTGTTACAATAATACGAGAATCTGTATAGTTAACATTACCACCACTGCCGCTAACACCAGCTAGGAAGTTGTTTTCAATAAAGTCGTCTAAGTTGATTATTTTACCGTTTTGTGTTGCAGTGTTGTCTTCAACAAAGTCAATACTCGATGAACTAGCAACGTAAAGCTCGCCACCTAATATATTAACATATGCACGTTTTTCAAAACTTGTAACTTCAATTTCAAAACCACTACCTGTTCCGCCAATGCTTGATGCAGCAACACTAAGTAGATCGCCGGTATCATAACCAGTACCGCCAGTTTTAATATCAACATCAGTAACCTGTCCTGCTGTTACAGTAATGTCTGCTGTTGCGCCTGAGCCCGATCCTGAGTTGTTTGTAAATGCTACGTCTGAATATACTTTTGTTCCGTTGGTTGGAGTATACAAACTGCCGCCTGAAATAGAACCGTTATCTACACCTGTTAGTATACCATAGCGTACTTCTGTTACAGCACCCTGAGCGTTTCCGTCAGCTGATGTAACAATAGTACGTGCAGTACCTGCTATTGTTTTCGAAGCTTCATTATCGCCAGTGTTGGCAATAGTAAATGATGTTGCTGTCGGTGTGCTTAACACAAGTGTATTTTCATCGTATGTTGTATCATCTGGAACTAAAACTTGTACATTGTTATCAACTTGTAAGTTGTGAGCACCGCTTGTTGTGATTGTAGCAATGTTGCTTGTACGTTCAACATCTGTAATAACTGCACTAGTAAATGTATAGTCGACATCTGGATCAAGAACCAAATACTGACTGCTGTTTGAACTACGTAAGAAGAAGTTGTCAACAATCTCTGACACTGCACCTTTTGCAGTTGGGCGTACTCCAGAATCAACTCCATTAACAAACAAGTTTGGTGCTGTTCCGCTTACATCCCAAGGATCGCCTGTACTATCATCTTCAGTGTTCCACGCTCCTGGAACACTAGCAATAAGTATGTTTCCGCTCGATGCATATGAACCTTTTGCATATGCAATAGCGTCGGCAATGCCGGGTTGTGTAATCACATCACCGTTACTAACATTTGTAATATTTCCACTAAGTGTAAGTTCAACTTGCTCGTAGTTTTCTGTAGCAATGTCACCAGCTTTTAGATCTATTGCCGGAATATCATCAACTTGTTCTAGTCTTGATAGGTAGCCTTGTGTGTTTGTGTTGGTAAACTGACGTGTTGCCGGAATCAAATCTCCGTTTAACTGACCGTTGGTATTAAGCTGAACAATAGCACCCGGAACGGCAGCTGTACTAACTGATTTGTCAACAAATCCGCCTAGTCTGTTGTTAATAAACGAACGTACTGCTAACTGTGTTACCATTCTCGAATTACTTGGACCGCCAAGTTCGTCGTCGCCTAAGTTAACACTGGTTGAGATTTCTTCAATAGCAACGTCACTCAAACTCAAACGCAACGCATCAAGCTCGTCCACTTGAACTTTGTTTCTAAATGTAATGTTACCTGTTCTGTTGAACGCTGTAATAAAGTCACCAACTTTAAAGTCACCAAGTTCGTTTGTACCTGATGAGTAAACACGTCCTGGAAGTTCTTCAAACTGTTCAAACTCACTTTTTGTGTTACCACCGTTTTGTGGAAGTGCGTTGTAGTCAACACCCGAACCTGCGTATTCCCAAGTATGAGAAGAACTGTTAACAATCGACGGTCTGTGGAACCAAAGTTGTTTCTCAGGCAAGTTAACAGTGTTTGTTAAACTACTGCTACCGTCAGTAGCAGTAATCGAGAATGTTGCAGTACCTAAACCTAACTTTGTAGCTGCTTCGTTAACACCAATGGTTGAGTTTGGCGAACTAGCATGGTCTTCTGCAATAATACTTGTTTCGTCAAACTGTACTCTAAGCACACTAGAACCAACTGCAACTTGTTCAATACTTACAACTAGTCTACGCTCTCTTGGTTCCCATTTTGTAACAATAGCACTGTTATTATTAACACCAGTTGTACCTGTAATAGTTTTACCAGGAGTAAATTCATAACTTTCAGCTCCTGATTCTAGTATTAGTGTTTGATATGTTGTATGAGAACTTATAATTTCTTCAACAAAGAATTCAATAACGTTTGAGAAGAACTTGTGAGTGTTTGAACTTGCTTCAATAAGATTAACATCAAAATCTCCTGATTCGTCAAATGTTAAACTAAATTCGTCATCATTAATGATTTTAATATAATAAGTCTGTTCTGCATCAAGTCCTTTAATAGGAGGATTGCCATCTGGATCATATATAACTTTTTGACCATTTGAGAATCCGTGATCTACAATTGTAATAACATCTGCTAAAACATTAACGGCTGTAGCAGCATTAAATGTAGTTTCAGTTGGCGTAGTTTTAAAGCTATTTGTAATATCGCCTTCACTGCTCACTTCAGTTGGATCTGGAAGGTCGTCTGGATCATTAATAATAGTTTTTACAACATCAAACTTTGCACTTGCAAAATCTTGTACGGCTGCACTAACTCCAGTAAGATATGCTAATGTTTCTGTCTTTGCTCGCTCAATAGCAGCAATAGTTTGTAGTTCTTGACCACTAATACTAATACGCGAACTATCTTGTAAGTTTTGTGTATAATAAGCCAAGCCAGCACTACGTGAATATCTGTTGCCTGTATCCCAAACATCGTTGGCTACTGCTTCGACAATAAGTTGTGTGTCTCTATTACATTTTGATTGATTATAATTAAAGTTATACCAAATATTTGCTTGTATTTGTTCGTTAATAAACTGAGTAACATTCTGTGCAATATTGATTTGACCTGTGATTCCTACTTCATTGAAGTCTGCTTGTAGTGCTGCACCAGTCCAAGTTATATCTGGCTCAACTCTAGTTGGCTCTGTAGCACCATTACTAGTTAAATAAGCAATGATTTCGTCTAGTCTAGCTGCTGCATAATCAGCTGCTGCTTCACTACCTGCTGTACCTGATACATCTTGTGTTTCTGTATTTCCTGCGGTTACAACAACTGTTTGTTCTTGTATGACTTGTTGGATTATTTCTTTTAGTCTACCATAAGCAGCAATAGTTTCTTCTTGCTGACCTGCGCCGTATTGTGCTACACCGTCAATAAAATATGCTAGTGCTGCAACTAGTGTTTGTAAGTTTCCGCCATATGTTAAATCATACGATAAAGCATCAATAATAAGTCCAGTATCTCTTTCACACTTTGCTTCGTTGTATGCAAATCCTGGCACAAACGGTGAGTTTCCTGCGGCTATTTCTGCATTTAACCAAGCAGTAAGTTCTTTTTGTAAAAATGTTTTGTTTGCATTTATTTGCAATACTGCATTTTCAAATCCTGCATCACTAGCGTTATTTGTGCCGCTTGTTGGCAACGGACGAGAATATGCGGCTGCAACACTATCACCGGGTACAGTATTTGCATCACCGTTGGTTACAATATCAATAATCTCATCCCAAAGTGCATTTGCTCTACTAGTTGCAGTAGCATCTGTAAGAGCATTTGCTGTGAGTGCTTTAGCTTGTGCAAATGCTGCAATGTGTTGATCTTTTTGAGCAGCAAATACATTGCCTGCAAACGATCCGCTAAAATATCTTAGTGCAGCACTAACACTTCTGTGATTACTATTAAACAAGAAATCATAACGTACAGCATCAATCAATCGTTGAACATCACGTCTACATTTATCTTCGTTATATGTAAATCCTGCCCATATACTTGGAGAAGCTGCTGCAACTTGTGCATTGATCCAAGTTACCACATCATTAGCAATAATATCTTTATTAAGTTTTAGCAAGTCGTGTGCTGTTTTATAGTCTGGATCTCTAAAACGTAATACAAATTCTTCAACTGGTGTATCACGATTAATACCTGCAATTGTGATTGTTTGTTTACCTTCACTTTGACCTGTTGCTGTTACAAATGCTCTGTCAAACTGGAATGCTTTTGGCGAATAACCACTACTTCTCAACGCATACAACCCAAAGTTTGTAGCAGAGTTGGTAATAGAACAATATCCGCCACTTTGTGTATAAACACCGTTGAGTAGGAAGATTTCAAAGCAAGACACGATCTGTGCATAAGCATCGTTGGTTAGTCGCCAAGCAGTACCACCAAAACTCAAAATAGTAAAGGCGTTAGCAACCATTGATTTACCTTGCTCAGGTATTGCGCCAACTACTGGATTTTCTGCTTCAATCTGGTTAACCGGAACGTTTGGAGATTCAACTTTTGAACCATCAATCTTAGCTCCGTTCATACCTAAGAACGAAATAATACTTGCGTTTTGAATATATGGTGAAGTTGTAATAGTTGGTTTTGTGTTTGGCAAGTTTGGATAGCTTGCACGATCAGGAACATCAGTTGCTGTTGGATCATCAAATGCAACAGCATAGTCAGCTGTGATAAGTGGAACAAAGTTTGAGTCAACACCGTCACGGAATGTAAATTCACCAAAATAACAAGCGTTACGAACACGTAGCATGTCCAAGTTAGCATTCTTAGGACGTATAATACAACCACGCAAACCATCACCTTTGATAACTGTGTTGTCTGGAACAATAATAGGATTGTCTTCTGTATAGTCGCCAACAGCAACTTTGACGTTAATACGTTTAAAGTTAATAGTGCCATCAGCGTTGTATACTTGTGCGGAGGCTAGTTGACAAGCACGTTTAACTGTTTTAACTGGAGCACTTTGACCGTCATTTGCATCATCGCCTTGTTCTTGAGATACGTAAATAACATTTCCGCCGAAGATATCAGCGTCATTAAAGAATAAGTTACCAGAAGCATCGACTGACATTAGCTGACCAATAGTACCTGAAGTTGGAGGCAGGGTTAGTTGGTAGCCAGCGTCTAATGTATTTGGTGCTTTAATACTAACACCATCTTCACCAGAAGCAGTAAGTTCTCTAAATGTTAAAACACCAGCGTCTTCAATATCAACATTATCTTTGATGTTGAATCCAGCATTTGTAATAGTCATCTTGTCAACATCATTAACTGTCATTGTGATTGCTGCTTCTGTACTGTCAGCTAAATCGTCAATTTTAATTTCTGAGTTGCCTTCAAAAATACGTTTAGTAATATCTTGAACTGTATTATCGTCACGTAGTAAATATACTTTACCGTCTGCTGTGTTTAGTGCTAGTTCACCACTTTGAAGTTGTGCTATAGTTGGTTTCTTACCAGCGACCGCACTTCGCTTGTGTCTAATTGTTGTTGCCATTTGCAACTGCCTCCTATTTAGGTACGGGTCAGGTCCGAAGACGCCCATTGTAAAACGATAGAAATCGCTACTAACTTATTTATCAAGTTTAAAAAATGGTTACTGTATTCGTAAAAAAGGGCCATTCAAGGCCCTTTTGTTTTAGTTTTTATTGTTTTCAGTAAACTTAGAATGTGCCACCATCTATAGTATCTGTCCAAACTGGTGTATTATCGCCGCCGCCGACTACTGTTAGTACTTGGAACGATTCGCTAGTATCACTTGTGCCTGCTGCATCAGTTACTTGAACATCTGTATCTGCATTACCATAAAGTATACCATCTGTGGTAAATGTGCTTACACCCGTACCACCATGTGCAACTGCTAGATCATTAGTTAAACTTACTGTTCCAGTTACATGGAAGTCATGATTTACAGTTAATGTACCTGTAGCATCACCAATACTAATAGTTGTTGCTGCGCCACCAAAGTTGATAGTTGTAGCAGTATCATTTAACAAGTTAAATGTTGTTTGATTTGTGCTCAACACATTGTTGTTGATTGCTAAGTCTGTTGTAAAAGTTGATATATCTTCACTTAAACGTAGTTTCTCAACACCAGCTGTTCCACTAATCATAGTGCTAAACACCATATCAAAGTCTTCTTGCAGTCCTGTAATATCTTGTGCTATAACATCAATCTGACCCGATGTTTCAAAGTTATCATTTGCTGTTTCAAGTTCAAACTTAATACCTGTACCACTTCCTGCTACCGGTGTTCCGCTTATACTATGATGTGCAAATGTCATCGGATATACAATATCATCTGCTGCACTATCTGGTGCATTAGTTATAAGTTTCAATCCATCTTGTGCAAGTACTGTATTTGCTCTAATATCAACCGTATCAGTAGCAAGAGATGTAAGTTGTAGTACACCATTGTTGTTACCACCAATGTATTTTTGTACATGTAGTTCTTCACCTATACCAACACCGCCTGCAACAACAACTGCACCACTTTGATAAGTCTGACTTGGCGTTGTGTTGTTGAACGTTGTTATTACACTGCTATCAATGTTAAAGTATGAGTTTCCAATAATAGCACGTTGTGATCCATTTGTAAAGAACTCAAGTTCATCGTTGTTAGCACCTGGTGATGTTTCAGGACGTATAAATGTATTTTGATCTACATCTTTTACTCCGCCTAGTGAACCCCATGCAATGCCATCATAACCTTCAAATACTAACGTATCAGTGTTGAATCGTACTTGTCCTGTTGCTTCTACTGGACGAGCTGCTGTATCACCAACTGGTAGCTGTAAACTTGTAACACTGTCAATAATAACTATTTCATTATTGATAGTAAGTGTTCCAGATATTGCACCTATGTTAATATTTGTAGCTGCACCAAATGCATCAATGCGTGTAGCATTAGTGTTGAATACATTAAAAGTACCAGTTTCGTCTGTAATAATGTTAGTACCATTAACTTGTATGTCTCTATCTGCTATAATATCTCTATCAGCAGTAATATCAACACCAGCGTGTATGTTTCTCTGTGTGCTTAGGCCGCCTGTGATTTGTACTGCGCCAGTAACATTATCTGTAGCATCATCGTTGTTTAGTATAATGATATTTGGAGTTGTTCCAAACTCAACTACTTCCGATCCGTCAGTTGTATCTATTACAATATAGTCACTAACATTTTCGTGTATTCTCAATACATTGGTATTGTTGTCTGGTAAGTCAATATCAGTTGCGCCGTTGATGTCAATAGTATCAACTGCTCTATCACTACCTAATACAACACTGCCGTCTGCTGTAAAATCAATGCCAACATTTAAACTTTTAGCAATGCCAACGCCGCCGTCAATAACAACCGAGCCTGATGTGACACTTGTTGATTCAGTAGTATTTTCAACAAGCAATCCTGGGCGTATACCAAATGTAATAAGTTCTTCGTCTGTACGTGTGTTAATACTAATAAAGTCCAATGAACCTTCTGTACTAATACTATATGCTTGTAAACTTTCATCTGGAATATTTAAACTAACATCACCTGTGAATACAATATCACCGTTAACTGTTAAACTACCTTGCACAAGCAAGTCAGGATTAACTGTAAATGTACCTTCTGCTGCACCCATAATAATCGAAGTAGCATCACCAAACGCATTAATAGTTGTAGCACTTGTGTTCAACAAGTTAAATGCACCCGATGTATCTGTACTAATCACATCACCGTTAACATCAAAGTCACCGTTGAGTGTAATATCTCCTTCTACAGTTCCGCCTGTTAGTTTGTTTAAATATCTGTTTTCAACGTATGTACTAACAGCTTTCTGTGTTGGTGCAGTATTAAAGTCTTGTGTACCAATACTTGAAATCAAGTTTGCATTGTCACTAACTTCTTTAAGTTCTACACCAACCGGAATACCATCTCTAATAAACGGTCCAACACTGGTTAGACCCTTAAGATCAATTTCGTTAGCATTAAGTGTGATGCTACCTGTTAGTGCGTTAACACCAAAGAAGTTACCAACTCTAAAGTTACCAATTTGGTCAACTGTACCACCTGCAAATACTTTACCATTGCTTGTTTCGATAATCTCTTGTTCAGGAACTGCTGTGCCACCGAAGAACGGAAGTGCATTATATGTAACACCGGCGCCAACATATTCAAACGCATGTCCTGAAGTACTAATAGTTGAAACATTATACAAGTATGCTTGCTGTGTTGTTTCAACACTTATGATACCCGGGAATACTTTAATAGATGCACTACCACCGTATGTTGCATTTAGATCGTTGATTGCAGTTTCAACAATAGTTTCTGTTGCTCCAACAATAACATTTCTTTCAGTATTGTATATACTACTGCCAAGTTCGTGATTATGTCCTACTTCGTGCCAGCCTGTGGTATAACCTTGTATTATAGATAAAGCAACTCTATCAACTAATAGTTCAATGCTTTGTCCTACTGTAGTATCAGCATCTGGAATAGTTGTAATCTGTGTTGCTGTGTTTCCAAAACTTTTAGTAACAACTTCGTTGTTTGCAACTTGACGCATTATATCGCCTAGTTTATAATAACTATATGCACTAACCAATGTTTGATCAACATTGCCTACTTTGGCTGCACCTAATATAGTGCCGCTGTAGTATGCTTCGGCTGCTCTACGAGATTGTTTGTTACCACCGTACATTATATCATATAATACAGCGTCAATAACATATCCAGTATCTCTTTCACAAACTTCAATGCCATATTCAAAACCTATTATGTTGTCTTGAATATATGTAATAACACCATTTTGTATATTTGTTTTTTGTGCAAGTAATGCACTAGCTGCCGATCTTGTTGTTTGAGGAAGCCAACTAAAGTCTGGATTAACTTCTCCTGGAACACCGACTAATGTATTGTTATCAATAGCATTTTTAATAATACCTATCAGTCCAACTGCTGTCGAACTTTCAATACTTGTACCATAAGCACCACCTAAAACTTGTGATTCTGGATTTCCAGCAGTTGGAGTTACACCAATACCTTCTATACATTTTAAAGCAACATCTTGTAAGTGTGTATATGCTGCAACTGTGTTTGCTCGCTGACTTTCAGGAATATATGCTACTGCTCCTAAGAAGTATGCATTAGTAGCAATGATTGTTTGTATATTACCTGTGTATAGCAAATCGTATGCTACTGCATCGATAATAAGACCTGTGTCATTTCTACAACTTGTTTGGTTGTATGAGAACGCATCATAGTTGTCTTGAAGTTCAGTTATTGTGTTAGCAACAATAGTATCTTTTGCTGCTTCTAAACTTGCAATAGCAGTTTGTGCGCCAGCAGTTGCCCAAGTAGTATCTGGGTAAACTACAGTTGGAAGATTATCAACACCGTCAGTGATAACATTTTGGAATATTGTTAATAGTTCATCTGCTCTAGTTACTTCAGTTGCTGTTGCAGCGCCCGCAGTTGTATCTTGTACTACACCTGTTTGTTCAGGATCATCGTATAATGTATCAAGTAATATACTTCCAAGTAACGTGTTTACCCATCCTAATGCTGCTGCTGTTTCTGGCTGTTGTCCTACAACTTGACTTACATATCCAACATAGTATGCTTGTGCTGCTTGGTAAGTAGCACTATTACCGCCATATAGAATGTCATATGTAAGAGCATCAACAATATAACCTGTATCTCTTTCACACTTTGCACTATTAAATGTAAAGCTTCTTGTAAATGTTTTATTAATAAAGTTAATAACATCTGTTTTATAAAACTCTACTTTTGTAACACCATTTAGATCTGCAAAGTCTGTTTGCAGCTCTGCGGCTGTCCAAGTAATGTTTGTAAGAATATCTGCTGGAATAGAATCTATATTGTTGTTGTTAACAACGTCTTCAACTATTTGCAATAGATCTTGTGCTTCACCTGCTGTACCAGCATCGGCTCCTGGATTTGATGTATTTTGTGTTACGCCTACTTGTTCTGTAGATCCGTGTGTAATATTTTGTATAACATCAGATGCTACATTTGCCAGTTCATTAAACGCTGCAACTGTAGCTGCTTGTTGTCCTGCTCCAAGTTGAGAAGCTGCGCCAACAAAATAACTTTCTGCTGCATTTTTAGATGCCAGGTTGCCGCGATATATGATATCATAACAAATAGCATCAATGATGTATTTGGTGTCTCTTTCACATTTTGCTGCATCAAATACTAGAAGTGGAAAGTTATTAGTAACATATGCGCTAGTTTCTTTTGCTAAGAAGTCTCTGTTTGCTTGTAGCTGAGTTACTGCCAACGGATAGTTAGCATTTAATCCACTATCTGGGAATGTTAACGCATCTGCCGAAGCGTCAGTACTTACAACACCATTGTTAATAATATCAAGTATTTCATTAAATCCTGCAAGTACACGACTTCTAAATGTTCCTGACAACTGTGTTTCGTTGGTATTAATAGTGTCTCTTAGATATTCAATAGATTTTACTGTTTGTAAAAGTTGTGATCCAACCGCTACCGCAGCATTTGCTCTTTGATATGCAAGTCCTGCTGTTACTTGATTGAAGTTGGTTCCTATTGCTGCGTCATAACACACAGCTTCAATCATAATACCTACATCTCTAGCACACTTTGCTTCATCATATGTAAAGCTCTGGAAGTTATTTGCAATCCAAATAATAACAGATTCTTTTACATCATCTTTATTACCTTTGATAGTGCTATATGCTTGTTGTAAAACACTAGTTGACCAAGTAACTGATGGTAGTTGTACCGATGGTAGTCCAGCAATGTTTCCTGCTGTAATAACATCTTCGATGATCTGTACCAGTCCTGATAGATCATCAACTTCTGTTGAACTTGCTGGAGTTCCGCTAGTATCTTGTACTAAAACGTTGCCTGGGCTATTTTCAACAACTGCCTCAATAACAATATCGCCAACAACTTGTCCAAGTCTGTTGTATGCTGCTGCTGTTGCTTCTGCTTCGCCTGCACCTAACTGACTTGCTACTCCAACAAAATATGATTGTGCTGCTATTTGCGTTGCGCTGTTGCCGCCATATAAAATATCGTGACATAATGCATCAACAATATATCCAACATCTCTTCTACATTTAGTTGCATCATAGCTTAGTAATGGATAGTTAGCAGTAATCCATCTAATGATTTCTTCTTGGATATATGCTTTGTTGGCAATCAACTGATCTTTTGCTTCAACAGCGTTTGTTGATGGTAGCGTTCCAGGTGTTGGAAATACTAATGCATCTGCTGCATCGTCAGTACTGATATTTCCGTTTTCTAAAATATCAATAATCTCATCCATTGCAGCTTCGGCTCTTGGTTCTGCTGTGTCGCTTAATCCAAGTTTTACTATTTCTTTTTTAAGTTCTCTTAGTGCGCCTGATGTTTGTAATAACTGATCATCTTGTAAATCTGCACTACTTGCTCTTTGATATGCA